CCCTGAAGGGCGTAAATACAGAGATCAGAAATACTCAGAGCCAGCTGCGTGATGTCGATAAGCTCCTGAAACTTGATCCGGGGAACACGGAACTGCTTGCACAGAAGCACAGGCTCCTGGGGGATGCGGTCAAGGAAACGAAGGAAAAGCTGGAAACCTTGAAGACGGCAGCGGAACAGGCTGAGCAGGCACTGAAGGATGGAACGATCACGCAGGAACAGTATGATGGCCTGCAGCGTGAGATCGTTGAGACTGAACAGAAGCTGAAGGCTTTGGAGGAACAGGCGAAGGCATCCGGAACAGCTCTTCAGGAGATTGCTGCAAAGGGGGAGAAGCTGAAGACGGTCGGTGACAACATCACCAATGTCGGAAAGAAGTTCATGCCGGTAACTCTTGGCGTTGTGGGATTAGGTACGGCGGCAGTGAAGACTGCCGCTGATTTTGATTCCGCCATGAGCAAGGTTGCGGCGGTATCCGGTGCGACAGGTTCTGATCTGGAAGCGCTAAGAGATAAAGCCCGTGAGATGGGAAGCAAGACAAAATTCTCCGCGTCTGAGGCGGCTGAAGCCATGAACTATATGGCGATGGCAGGCTGGAAGACAGAGGATATGCTTTCCGGTATTGAAGGTGTGATGAACCTTGCGGCTGCTTCCGGTGAGGATCTGGCGACCACTTCCGATATCGTAACGGATGCTTTGACGGCATTCGGATTATCGGCGAAGGACTCCGGGCATTTTGCAGATATCCTTGCGGCGGCTTCAAGTAATGCGAATACGAATGTTTCAATGATGGGCGAGACCTTCAAGTATTGCGCTCCGATTGCCGGTGCTTTGGGATTCTCTGCGGAGGATACGGCGGAAGCAATCGGTCTGATGGCCAATGCCGGTATCAAAGGTTCACAGGCAGGTACTGCTTTAAGGACGATCATGAATAACCTGTCCGGGGATGTGAAGATCTGTGGTTCTTCCATCGGAGAGGTTACGGTTGCAACGACCAATGCGGACGGTTCCATGAGGAATCTGTCGGATATTCTGGCTGACTGTCGGACGGCTTTTGCTGGTCTGACAGAATCAGAGAAGGCACAGGCGGCTGAAAGTCTTGTCGGTAAGAATGCGATGTCCGGATTCCTGGCTTTGATGAACGCCGGGGAAGCGGATATTGAAAAGCTTTCGTCTGCTATTGATAACTGTGATGGTTCTGCGGCAAGTATGGCTGAGACCATGAACGATAACCTTGCAGGGCAGCTGCAGATCCTGAAGTCCCAGCTGGAAGAACTGGCAATTTCCTTTGGGGAATTGCTGATGCCTGCGATCAGAACCATAGTCGGATGGATCCAGAAGTTTGTGGACTGGCTCAATTCGATGGATGAGGGAACCAGGAAGGTTATTATCACGATTGCTCTGGTGGCCGCGGCTATCGGTCCGGTGTTGATCATAGTCGGTAAAGTTATTTCGGCTGTGGGTACCATCATGACGATCATTCCTAAACTGATGGGAATTATCAATGCGGCGAAGGGTGTGTTTGCAGCCTTCAATGCTGTATGTGCGGCGAATCCGTATGTGCTGATCATAGCGGCGATCGTTGCACTTGTGGCGGCGTTTATTTATCTGTGGAATAACTGCGAAGAGTTCCGGCAGTTCTGGATTGACCTTTGGGAGGGCATCAAAGAGATTGCTATTGCCGTATGGGAAGCACTGAAAGCATTCTTCAAGGCAGCGTGGGAAGCAATCAAGACCACGGCTACAACGGTTTGGAATGCCATAAAAGACTTCTTTACCGGTCTATGGGAAGGCATCAAGAATATCTTCACAACTGTGGTGAATGCGATCAGCACATTCCTGACCAATGCATGGAATGCAATCAAGAATACCGTGACGACGGTGTTCAATGCGATAAAGACCTTCTTCACCACGATCTGGAACGGGATCAAAACTGTTATCACTACGGTGGTGACGGCGATTTCTACTTTCCTGACGACAGCTTGGAATGGGATTAAAACCGCAATCACGACAGTGTTGAATGCGATAAAAACTGCGGTAACTACGGTCTGGAACGGCATCAAGAATACGATCACGACCATTGTGAACGCAATCAAAAATGCTGTTACAACTGCCTGGAACAATATAAAGTCAGCAGTATCGAATGCTGCCAATGCCATTAAGAATGCCGTTTCCAATGCGTTCAATGCGATGCTGAACGGTATCAAGAATGTCTGCGGAAATATCTATGGTGCGGTGAAGAGCGGATTTGATAAGGCAATTAATTTCGTGAAGAACCTGGCATCGGAAGCTTTCAAGTGGGGCGCTGATTTCATCGGCGGTATCGTGAATGGTATCAAGTCCATGATCGGCAAAGTCGGTGAGGCGGTTTCATCGGTTGCGGATAAGATCCGGAGTTTCCTGCATTTCTCCGTGCCGGATGAAGGTCCTCTTACGGATTATGAGAGCTGGATGCCGGACTTTATCGGAGGACTGGCGAAGGGCATTGAGAAGAGCCGGGGCGTGATCGAAAATGCTATGAACGGTGTGACTTCTGATCTGACCATTACTCCGAGAGTGATGGCAGCTCAGGGAGGTTATTCAGGATCGGCTGCATCGAGTGGAGATCTGATTTCCGGTATCAATACGGCACTGAACACGGCTCTGGCCGGTGGCGGTACCGCAGGGGATATCGTGATCCCTGTTTATATCGGCGGTGACATGATCGATGAGATTGTGGTAACGGCTCAGCAGAGAATGAATCTAAGAAGTGGAGGCAGGTAAGATGGCTCATTTGCAGTATCTTGTTTTTAACAATGAGAACATCCCTAAGCCTGCCTCTTATTCTGTGAGTTTATCGGATGTAGAGGCAGACAGCGGAGGCGTGACGGAAGCGGGAACCACACAGAGGGATGTTGTCCGTGAAGGTGTGGTACAGATCAGCGTGACCTTCCGGGTATCGAAGAAGTGGCTGAATAAGTTTTCGGCTTATAAGAAGCTGGCCAGTATTACGGTCGGATATCTGGATATGGAGACAATGAACATCGTAAACACGCAGATGTACATTGACGGATATCAGGTGAAGCTGGTCAGTGATACAAGCTATGGGAGCTTGTGGGAGGTGAGCTTTACGCTGAAGGAATTTTGACATCCTTTTTGTTGTTGACATATGCCAGAAACAAAGATATACTATGAAATAGTTATTGACATATGTCAGAAAGGGATTGCTCATGCCGAGACCTAAAAGGTGCAGAAGAATATGTGGATATCCGGATTATTGGAGTTTCGCTCCCGAAGGAACCGAAGACGTTGAAACTGTTGTTTTTAAGCTGGATGAATATGAAGCCATACGGCTTATAGATTTTCAAAAGCTCACGCAGGAGGAATGCGCGGAAGCGATGGGAGTTTCCCGAGCAACAGTTACAAGCATTTATGAGTCTGCCAGGTTTAAGTTGGCAGATGCAATGGTGAATGGGAAGCGTATCCGTATGACCGGAGGCTCATATAGGATTGATTCTATACCGGCAAGCGCCCAGATTAATGAAAAAGGAGACGATATCATGAGAATTGCAGTGACTTATGAACAGGAAATGGTGGGACAGCATTTTGGACGGACGGAGCAGTTTAAAATCTATGATGTTGAGAATGGCGCGGTTAAGACTTCGCAGATCATCGATACAAATGGAACAGGTCATGGTGCTTTAGCTGGATTTCTTCGCGCGGCTGAAGTGGAAACATTGATTTGCGGAGGTATCGGAATGGGTGCCAGAAATGCTCTGGAAGAGGTTGGTATTCAGCTTTTACCTGGCGTAAGCGGCAATGCTGATCAGGTTGTGAGCGATTACCTTGCCGGAAAGCTTGACTATGATCCGGATATAGAATGTCATCATCATGATCATGAACATGGAGAAGGACATGATTGCCATCATGGTGACTGCGGTTCACATGGATGCCATTAAGCATAAAGCATAAAGCATAAAGATTTTTTTTGCAGAGGGTCGGGAAACCGGCTCTCTTTTCATGTCCGGAGGGAGGTGGTCATTTGTATCCGGTCAGCAATGCCTTTCTTGAAGCGGTGAAGGCAAACAATAGAAAATATCACTGGACCGGCAGGATCACAACGACTGCCGGAACGGTTTATAACTTTGATCAGGATGATATGGTCAAGGGCAGTGGGTATATCACAAGCCAGTGCTGCGGAAGTACGGAGATCGAGCTTGGTACGGTGTACGCTGCTGAGATGGGGATATCGCTTTTCTCCGAGATCAACAGGTACACGTTGGAAGATGCGAAGGTAGAACTGTTCTATCACCTGCAGGTGGCGGGCGGTTCCTATGAGACGATCCCGATGGGGATCTTCGAGATATCCGAGGCGAACAGGAAAGCAAAGTGTTTGGAGATCAAGGCGTATGACTATATGGTGCGGTTCGAGAAGGCTTTCACTTCTCTGGAATCCATCGGTAACGCCTATGATTTCATGGTGCTGTGTTCTACGGCCTGTGATGTGGATCTGGCTCAGAGCAGGGCAACGATCGAGGCGATGCCGAACGGTTCAGAGAATCTGTCCATATATTCTGACAATGATATCGAGACTTATAGGGATATCCTGTTCTATGTCGGTCAGGTGCTGGGCGGGTTCTTTGTGATCAACCGTGCAGGGGAATTGGAACTGCGGAAGTACGGTAATCAGCCCGTGCTTGTGGTGGAGCGGAAGCACAGGTTCACTTCCAGCTTTTCGGATTTCATTACAAGGTACACGGCGGTCAGTTCCACAAACTTAAGAACACAGATCGCAGAGTATTATGCGCTGGATCCAGATGATGGGCTGACGATGAATCTGGGCGTGAATCCGCTTTTGCAGTTTGGTCTGGAAGAGACAAGGCGGCAGCTTTGCGAAAATATCCTTAATGATCTGTCCGTGGTGAATTATGTGCCATTTGATTCTGACACGATCGGAAATCCGGCGTTGGATGTGGGTGACATTCTTTCCTTTACCGGCGGGCAGGCGGACGCAACAAAGATTGCCTGCATTACATCGAACGGTATCAAGATCGGAGGCAGGCAGACAATCAAGTGTGTGGGTAAAAATCCGAAGCTGTCTCAGGCGAAGAGCAAGAATGATAAGAATATCTCCGGACTCTTGGCTCAGATCGAGGCAGGGAAGATCGGAATCCATACATTCACCAATGCTTCAGCATTTACTGTAAGGGATGTGGATACGAAGATCATTTCCATAGAGTTTGCCACGACGGAAGCGAACCATGCTCAGTTCTTTGGGCAGGTGATCGTGGATGTGACGGCTCAGCCGGTCACGAGGTCTGTTACGGCATCCGGGGATGTGGTGATCCCGTCTGTCCCGGTTGATGATCTGCCGGTGGATCCGGATGATCCAGAAGAAGAGCCGGTGGTGATCGGCAATACGGAAGAGCAGACCATAACGGTTTCCTTTCCGATGAGCTGGCAGGAGGATGGTCATGCGGATGTGATCTTTTCCTTTGAGTTCAATAACCAGATGATCCCGGTGCATTATCCGCAGGAGAACTGGCACTCTGGAAGGCATACGATCCTTAAGGCATTCAGAATGCTGACGGAAGATACAGAATATATGGAGGCGGTGACATGAAGAAGAAAAAGTTAAAGTGTTATACCTACATCAGAGTTTCCACATCGATGCAGGTAGAAGGTT